CTTTTCTGTACGGAAAATGTTGCGATATATTGACAGTGCGGCAATGGGGAACTGCTTTCAGGCAATAATCCAACTGCATACAGAGGGTTTCTCACGCCCACAGCCCTATGGCCTGCGTTCGTAAGAAACGGGAATCTCCCACGGCCAAAGGAAGCGCTGAATCAATCGCCTTCGGCTGAGCAGCGGATCTTTTTCCCTGCCCATGCGGCTTCAAAAGCGGGAAATACATACAGTATTCCTCCGCTTTTGAACCCTTCGCTCAGGGAAAAATCTCTCGCTGTCAGCTCTCGCCGATTGAATCAGCGCTTCCTAAAGTGTCCGCCGGACACTTTTTACCCGGCTGCGCCGGGACGGCCTTTCGATTCCCGGACGGGGAATCATGCAAAAATCCCGGTGCGAACGCACCGGGATTTTTACATGGTGACCCGTACGGGAATCGAACCCATGATTAAAAATCAAAAAAGCGTTGGTATACAACGATTTTTCAAAATCCGTGTCAAATGGCGTGTCAAATTTGTGCTTTTTTATCTGCGTTTGACACAAAGAAGTTTCGGAAATCCTGCGCCTGTTTTGCAATGTCTTTCTGCGCCAGATGTGTATATATTTTGTGCATCGTTTCGTCATCTGCCCACCCGCCAATTTTCATTGCTATCTTTTTCGGCATCTGGAGGTGATAAGCCAGAGACGCGAAGCTGTGCCGCAATCCGTGGTTCCCGACTTTCGGCAGGCCGTTGGCGGAACAAATCTCGTTTATCCTTGTGCATATCCACCCGCCGGTCAGGTTGACGATATAGCCTTCCTTGTTATCAACTGCCTTTAGTGCTTCCATCAGCGGCTCAATAATCGGCACCGTGCGCCGGGAAGAATCGTTTTTATTCTGCTTCTTGTGAACCAGCTTGCCGCCGTCCCCGGCCACTCTTGCCCCGTGGACATATATTATTTCGTTCTTGAAATCGACCTTGTCCCACGTCAGCGCCAGCATCTCAGACCTGCGCAAGCTGGATAATTCCAGCAGTGCAGCAATTTCTATCGATTCCCCTTTTATGGCTTCCAGGAACACCGGTATCTGATCCGGGTCAAGGTACGGCTTTTCGTTGTGTTCCTTTTCCGGCAGGGTCACCCGCGGCCTGCGTCCGGTTTCCTCGAATATCGCTGCGGAAATCAGCATCCACACGTTTTTGATATATTTCGGGGACAGCGATTTTGCTTCCCTGCGGATGGCGGCTTGCCACTGTTCGTCCGTGGTGGTGTACACGTCAGCCGCCATCATGCTTTGGAAACGCTGCTTGCGGTAGGATTCATACGCATAAATCGTTGACGGCGACTTGAACCCCTTCCGGGTCGAAATGTATTTGTCGAGAGCGTCCCCCAGGGGAACCCCGTGCTTTATGGGGGCGGTTTTCGCTTCAATAACCCCGTGCTTCATGGCGAGGTATTCCGCCGCGCATTCGTCGTACGTGGGCTTCGTAATGGATACCGTGCGGCCGTCGATATAGATTCTTGTTCGCCATGACCCTGACGGGAGTTGTATTATAGCCGGGAGTTTTACCCCCGGCTCTTTTTTCTTTCTTCCCATAGCGTATCCCTCTTTTTTGATAATTTGCTTACAGTGAAGTGCAGAAGGCCGAACAGCAGTACAATAACAGCCGCCGCACCTGCCCATACGACCGGAGAAACATTATCAGACTGTATCAGCCCCTGGTCTGGCGCTTGGCTATCCAGAGCCACATAGATTGCCAACACAAATGTCAGCGTAATGCAAACGCCGCACAGCCCGTACACAAGGATTTTGTATGAGCTGCGGACATTCTTTATTTCTTCATTTTGTTTGCCGATGCGGTCATCTCTGGCCGCGACACCAGCCTCCATAATGCGGCTCCTGTCCAGTAGGCGGTCTATCGCCGCGTCCTTCTCGGCAATTATCTCGTCCTTGTATGCTATCTCCTGCCGGAGCTGGTCTATTTCCGCCCGACCTCCGCTTTGGTGAACACCTGCAACGGAATCCATTGACACGTCCATAGCGGCGCACAGCGCGGCGATATGGAAAAAGCCAGGGTTCGATACGGCACCGGAAAGAATCCGGCTTGTTGTGGCGATGGGAACGCCGGACACGTCGGAAAGCTGCTGATTCGTCAGATGGTTCCGGAATTTCTCGTCTTTCAGCCTTCCCGGGAGGGCATCGAAATTCGGCTGCATTTCCTCGATGAATGTTTGGCCTGTATTTGAATCCATAATTCGCCCTCCTATTAAATTTGATACTGGATTGTTCACATTTGATTCCGACGGAATCAGATGTGTGGTTTACTTTCTATAGCTGAAAATGCTATGGTGATATTGCAACCGGCAAGGGACACACGTCGTTACCGGCGGCAAGCCCCGTCACCTTGTGGCACGGGTGGCGGGGCATATCTAAAGCGTTCCCCGCCGCCATGCGCATAGCGGCCACTTCGGAATACTCCGGGAGTGATGGACATTGAAACTTATTTAGAGTTTACGGCATCATATATCACTGTATCATTGAAAACCGTCAAAAGTGCATTTTCGGGATTCAGATCATTTTTAATATTGAGCAAAATGGAGGCATCTTGAACGCCGATTGTTTTTGCCATATCCAATGCGGCGGAAGATAGCCCGGTTATATTTTCTACGAGCGTATTCCAAGATTCGATGCACTCGCTGTTCCCAGAAACGGCCTCTGATACGCCATATGCGATACCAGTTTGCCAAATATCTATAACGATTGTAGACCCATCACACGTGACGCTCACATTTTCAAAGCTATCTTTCAGCGTGGATTCGATCAGTACAGCCGCGGTTTCGGCGGAGACTGAGAACTCACCGCTTGTGCTTTCTTCTTGTGTGCCATCTGTTTCCGTGGGCGCTTCCGTTGCTGCTTCGGTAGGTGCTTCCGTGGCTACCGTTGTAGGCGTAGCCTCCGTGGTTTCTGGCTGCGTCTCAGCCGTAGACGCGCCGCACCCCGTTAGAAACAGGGATATGCAAATCAGAAAAGCAATCAATTTTTTCATAGTAGATACCTCTTTCCATAAAATTTTACACGAAAATCATACCACGCTCGGAAAATAATTTCAACGAAAAGAAAAATTTTTGTGCAATTTTTTAATTAGTCCGGTTTATTGGACACATGACGTGCTATTATACGCTACGTAAGCAAACAAATGTTTATAAATACACAACGGAGGGTACAGACATGAAGGACGACCGCGAAATACTGAAAAGGGAACTCATGAAGCTGCTGGATGAAATACCGCTGGAACGGCTGAAAGCATTATACATCAAAGCACTGGTCGCCAGTAGCGCAAAGTGAAAATACCGGGAACTGCGTTTGACTGCGGTTCCCGGTATTTTTATTCCTCCGTGAAATTCTTATATAGCTGTTCCACGAATTTAACGAAGGGTGGGAACGCTTCATCTGGCATTCGTGCCATTGCCCGGATAAGCCGGGACTTTGCATCGTCTCCGACTTCCATCCGCTCGAAGATTGCGGCCAGTTCCTCCGACCTGGAAAGCGGCGTAAAAGGTTCGCCGGCACCGGTTCGGAGCCAGATTTCATTTACGCCAAAGATGCGGCAGATATCCTTGATCGTGCGGTCGCTGGGTTCCCGCTGGCCGATCTCAATCATAGCAATGTAATTTCTGGATAGCCCTATCTTTTCGGCGAACTCCGCTTGTGTAAGCCCTTCTGATTGGCGTACCTGTTTAATTCGGTCTTGCACTTGCTTCACCTCCTTGATGATATAATACCGCAATCTGTTTACTTTGTCAACAAGAAAAGGAAATTTTTTGAAATTGGGTGTTGACAAAGAGGCGAAACGGTGCTATTATGTGTTTACAAGGTCAACACAAATGGAAAACGGGAGGTGAGGGAATGACAATGGAAGAAGTGATTGCAAAAGTTGAGCAGGACAGTCAGCCGGAAAAAGTTTTGATAAGCATTCCGGAAGACAAGCGAAAGAGAATCCCGGACGAAATTTGCAAGATTCTAATGGGAAACGGCCTTTCGCTCCAACAAGCAGAAATGTTGCTGGCCATTGCGAAAAGCCGTCTCCGAAAGGCGATTATTTAATTTTCGCTGGCTCCAAACAAATCGTGCATCATACCATAGCTTTTTACTCGCACGGTAAACAAAGATCCGTTTGGGGCTGTTCCGGTATCCGTTTCAATACATTCCGGAACGTTTCCCAGCGCAATGACCCCGGCTTTCAGCTGCGCATAGACGTCAACCGGAAACGCCTGCCCGCAATTCGGGCATTCCATTGATGGCCGGTTTTTGAAAGCCTCTGGACGCAACTCGAAAGAACACTTGCATTTCTCGCACGATATCAAAACTTTGAAATCCATAAACGTGCCTCCTTATTTGTACTCGGCCATCCGACCGGTATGAACATTATAAGCGGGTGCGCCGGATAAATCAACAGGAGGTGAGCAGCAACGGCGTACATTTTAATCAGCTTTTTCGCGTTCTTGCTTGTCGCCCGGTGCGGCATGATCGTCGGGGAACTGGTATTCAGCATGGAAGAACCAAAAGGAAAAATCAGTAAAGGAGGAAATGAAAATGCCTGATGAAATCAAACGGTGCGCAGAGAGCGCGGCAAAGGCTCTGAACAGCATCCCGGTGGACAAGCGGGAAATTGCCGCAAGGCTGGCCGAAACCTACGCCGCCGGTCTGGCCGTGGGTATGGAGCTGGCCGAGGCCGACAAGCCCAAGGACAAGGAGGGAGCTTAAATGCCTAGTAGCAAACCAGATAACGGGAGGTGAGAAGAATGGAACCTATCGAAATAGCATCGCTTGGCCTGGGCATTGCCAGCATCATTCTAGGTACTCTAACAGCGATACAAAACATCCGCAACTCTCTGGGAGAGCAAGAGCCCTGGAAACAACGCGGCCGCGAGATGTTCCGAGAACCACCTTGCAAGGGTCACCGGACACCGGAAGGACATGTTCCGTCCGAAGAAGAACGCGCGATGATCCGAGCGGGGCAATATACAGGGGGAGAATCTCGGTGTTGATAACTGGCCTTTTATTCAGCTCCGGGTGGGTATAAGTGTACAGTGTTGTTGACTGTTCTCCAAAAGGAACGCCGTTGATCTCACCGCGTGTGACGGAAATTCCAAGCTGGGATTTGTTTGTAAACTCGACTAGCATAACCGTGAATTTGGCCTCATTGTAGATTTGCTTGACCGAAATACAGAGCCGTTTGTGATTGGCAATCAGGCTCTTTACAAAATTGTAAATCGACAGTGCAAAGCCAACGACCGCTATCCAGAACGTAATACAATTCGCAATTGACACAAAATCGCCTCTTCCTGTGCTTTTCCACCAGAATAGCACAGCGAAGGACAATATGCAATAAAAAAGACGTGAATAAACGAATTACGGATTATATGAGAGGAGGTGCAGACAATGCCTAGAATCCGGCAGTATGCCGAGCGCTACGCAGTGGATGATTTTTGGAAGGAAATCGACCGCTGCTGTCCCCTGGCGGGGATTCAGAGCGATAACGCTGTAGCGCTAGAAGAAAAAACCGGGGTAGACCATCAGACCCTTCGGAACTATCGGAAGGGCAAAACCGAAATGCGGGTAAGCGTCCTGAAAAAGCTGGTGACCACCCTCCACCCCAACCCGGCGGTGATTCTGAAAACCCTGGGGTACTCTGAGAAGGAGATACGGGCGTTTGCAAGGGAATGGCAGTGATTTGAAATCTACGGCAGAATGCCGAAATTGAAAGGAGTTATTTATGGCGAAATACAAAGTTGGGGATAAGGTGCGGATTGTGAGTGAGCGGCCAAAAGATTTTGCATACACTGACAACATGGGGAAATACCTCGGGAAAACATTTATTGTAAGCATGGTGAAGTGGCATCCGCTCTTCGGGAATTTATACTCTCTCGAAGGGGCAATCATTGAGCGTGGCGCTTGCGCCGGCTCATCATGGGTTTTCAAAGAAAGCTGGATTTCCGGCCTTGCGGAGCCTGAGCGGGAACCCTGCACCGTGGAACTCCGCTTTGACGGGATGATTACCACGGCCGTCTTGAAACGGGGCGGGCGGGACGTAAAGACCGCAGAAGCCCGGTGCAATCCGAAGGATACCTACAGCAGAGCGGAGGGCGCAAGGGTCGCCGTTGAGCGGCTGTTTGAGAAGAAGCGCAAGGAGGACAAGCCAAAGGAGAGCAAGCCGAAGATGTGGGACAAGTTCGTTGTCGCGAAAGAGGACGGTAAGTATGGTCATCTCTTCAATACCGGTGAAATCGTAACGTTGCTAAAGGCCCTCAAGAACGGAAATTTAAGGCTTGTTAATGAAGCGGGCTTAGTTCAACTGCTTCCCCCGAGTGAGGTTCGCCCCTACAAGGAGAAATCCAAATGATGCCAAGATGAAGGGAGATTGAAAGTGATGAAAAAGCGGCTTGCAAAGAAGCGCGCAAAGGCATTTCTGGAAGGCCGGATGGCGTACCCAAAAATTGAGGATACGTTCCTCTATAGCACCGATGGTGACTACTGCGTAAAGGTGGTTGCCGTGATGCCGGAACCTGTTCGGCGGGAGGTTTACGCCTACGCCCGCCGTGCTGGGTGGGATGGCAACCACTGGGACGCGCCGGATGTGCTGAGCACTTTGTATCCGGATGAGGCGGCAAAATGATGCCGAACGAGGTTGCCCAGCTTCGCACCATGGCGGAGATATTCCGCCGCTTGCGGGAGGAAAACGTCAAGTTGCGGGAATCCTTGGGCATGGAAACGGAGGAAAGCAAGGCGTTCGACGATGAGAACGCGGAGCTTTTTGCCGTAGTCCACCGAAATCATGCGGTCAGGGGGTGATGATATGGCAAGCAGGAATAAACCCATGGATGCTCGGTGGGAGCCGGTGCCGGAGAACCGGAAGCCGTTCAGTATCAGGGAATGCGTTTTCCGTGTTTGCCCCTATGCGGGGCTGAATCTGGTGCTTTTCTGGTGGCAACAGGCTGATTTGCTGGCAGACGAGGCGGCAGTTCCCGCAATGTGGGTGTGCGCTATCCTGATGGGTGCCGGTATCGGGCGTTGCATCAGAGGGCGATAAAAAGCCGCCCCCGATGTTACAGCACCGGGGACGGCAAGCGATATAAAAATCTCTTCCATTTACACAGTATATCAAATAAAGAAAGGAAAGTCAATGGACGTTTTTGATAGCATAGAGCCGTGGCGACAGGCTGAACAGTTGGCGGCGGATGCCGACTTTCGGGAAGCGGCACTCCCGAAGTGTGCCAGGTGCGGATGCCCCATCACAGACAGCAAACTGGTATATATCCCAGCGCATGATGAGTTCTACTGCCTGGGTTGCATCGATTCCATGACGGAGTTCAACGAGGAAGCGGAGGTGGAGGAATGATACGGAAAATTCCAACCGCGACCATGAGCAAAGAGGAATGGACAGCGCTACGCTCTACCACCATTGGTGGTTCGGATGCCGCCGCCATTCTGGGTCTGAACCCCTACAAGTCACCGTATGCCCTTTGGGCGGAGAAAACCGGGAAGGTCATCCCGGAGGATATTTCCCAGAAAGAGGCGGTACGCCTTGGCACGGACTTGGAGGAATACGTAGCAAAGCGGTTCACAGAAGCTACAGGGAAAAAGGTGCGCCGGGAGAACTACACCGTATTCCGGGACGATATGCCCTACGCCCACGCCAACTACGACCGGCTGGTCATCGGTGAACGGGCAGGATTAGAGATCAAGACCACGAATGCGCTCCACTTGAGCAAATTCAAGAACGGCGAGTTCCCGGCTACTTACTACGCGCAATGCTGCCATTACCTTCTTGTGTCCGGCCTTGATCGCTGGTATCTGGCGGTTCTGGTTCTGGGCATTGACTTCAAGGTATTCGTCATCGAGCGAGACGAGGCAGAGCTGGAAGCCCTGAAAGCGGCGGAGGAAAACTTCTGGGAGAACGTTCAGAGCGAAACACCCCCGGCCATTGACGGCATGGATTCCACCATTGACGCCCTGAACGCAGAGTTCCCGACCAGCGATCCGGACACCGAAATGGACCTGACCGGTTGCGCCGTTGATTTGGTGATCATGGACGAATGCCGCCAGCAGATCAAGGCGCTGGAAGAAAAGAAAGCCGCCGCTCAGGCGCGTATCATGAAGACCATGGGAACCGCCGAGCGGGGCGGATACGGGAGTTACAGCGTCACATGGAAGACGCAGAAACGCTCCACGTTCGATAGAAAGAAGTGGGAGAAAGACCATGGAGAAATCCCACAGGACTATTTCAAATCTTCGGAAAGCAGAACTTTCCGGTTCAAAAAGGAGAATATTTAATGGCAAACATGATTCAGAACGCCACCGCTTCCACGCAGGCGGTAGCAAAAAGCAAGAAACCCAGCAGCATTCAGGACTACATTGAGGTTATGAAGCCCGCCATTCAGGCGGCACTTCCCAGCGTGATGACCCCGGAGCGGTTCAGCCGCATTACCCTGTCTGCACTGAGCGCCAACCCGAAGCTCAAGGAATGCACCCCTCAGTCTTTCCTTGGCGCTATGATGACCGCCGCACAGTTGGGCTTGGAGCCGAATACCCCTCTTGGGCAGGCTTACCTGATTCCCTTCCGCAATCACGGCCAGATGGAGTGCCAATTCCAGCTTGGCTATAAGGGGCTTATTGATCTGGCCTACCGTTCCGGTGAGGTTTCCATCATTCAGGCGCACACCGTATACGAAAACGACGAGTTTGAGTATGCCCTTGGCCTTGACCCCACACTTCGGCACGTCCCTGCCAGAAGTAACCGTGGAAAGCCTATTTTTTACTATGCAATTTTCAAAACAAAAACTGGTGGATATGGCTTCCAGGTGATGAGCATTGAAGATGTAAACACCCATGCCAAGCAGTATTCCAAAAGCTACAGCAACGGCCCGTGGCAGACCAATTTTGACGAAATGGCGAAGAAAACCGTGCTGAAAAAGGTGCTGAAATACGCCCCCTTAAAGTCCGATTTTGCAAGAGGCATCGCTCAGGACAACACTATCAAGACAGAAATTGCCGCCGACATGGCAGAAATCCCCGATGTGACGGACTACATTGATGTGGATGCAGAGACAGGCGAAGTCATCCCACAGGAGGCCGCAAATGCTTAACCAAATCAGCGTGCAGGGAAGAATCGTCCGAGACCCGGAGCTTCGCCGCACTGCTTCCGGAAAGGCTGTGACCAGCTTCACGCTGGCCTGTGACCGGGATTTCAAGAATCAGCAGACCGGCGAGAAGGAAGTTGACTTTATTGAATGTGTCGCATGGGGCGGCACCGCCGAAATGGTGGAGAAGTACTTCCATAAAGGCCAGATGGCCGTAGCGACCGGCAGATTACAGTTGCGGGACTGGACGGACAAGAACGGCCAGAAGCGCCGCACGGCGGAGATTCTTGTAAACAACATCTATTTCTGCGGCAGCAAGGAAAGCGGCACTCAGGCCAGCTCTGGGGCTGACAACGGATACAGCACACCGGCGTATCAGGCTCCCGCCCCTGCGGCGAACTTCGCGGAGCTGGATGGAGAGGACGAACAATTGCCGTTCTAGGCCGGAAAAATCAATCTTTCCCTAAAAAGATTTACAGTATAGTTTGCATTTTCCCTTGGCGGTGGGAGGTGAAACCGCCAACTCCAAAGGAAGGAGCGAAAACGTGACGATTGAATTTACGATTCCCGGCGTTCCGCAGGGGAAGGAGCGCCCCCGCTTCACCCAGAACAGTGCGACATACACCCCAAAGAAAACGAAGGACTATGAAAAGCTGGTGGCATGGGCATACCAGTGCGAAGCCCACGGGGCAAAGTTCACCGGCACTATCCGGGTTGACATTGCGGCAATCTACCCCGTTCCCCATTCGTGGAGCAAGCGCAAGCAGGCCGAAGCGATTGACAATCGGATTCTTCCCATGGTGAAACCCGACTGGGACAACATAGGCAAGATTGTGTGTGACGCTCTGAACGGTATCGCCTACAAGGATGATGCCGCTATCACAGATGCCACAGTCTGCAAGCGGTACGGCACCCGCCCATGCGTGGCGGTTCGCCTCACCGGAAAGGAGGCACCCCGTGACACAGTGTGAGCGTATCCTGCGGCATTTGCAAGACTATGGAAGTATCACCCAGGCCGAGGCGGTTACCGAGTACGGCTGTTACCGTCTGGGTGCAAGGATCTGGGATTTGAAAGCGCAAGGAATCCCCATCCGCTCCGAGCGGGTGACCGGCAAAAACCGGTACGACGAGTCGGTATCCTTTTCCAGATATTCCATCGTAAAAACGGAACGCGAGGATTGACCCATGGATGAAAGAACCCAATTTACATTTTACGCAAGCTTCTTCGATGCGGTTTCCAGAATCAAGAAAAAGGCAGACCGCGCCGACGCTTACGACGCTATTTGCGCCTATGCCCTGCGGGAAGAAGACCCGGACTTTTCCAAAATGTCCGATGCCGCGCAAATCGCGTTTCTGCTCATAAAGCCGAATCTGGATTCCAGCAGAAGGAAAGCAAAGAGCGGGAAAGACGGTGGAAGTAAGAAAGCAAACGGTAAGCAAAACGGAAGCAAACAAGAAGCAAACTGCAAGCAAGAAGAAGGCGAAAGCGAGAAAGAGAAGGAGAAAGAGAGAGAGAAAGAGAACGAATGTTATCCCCCTAACCCCCTTGCAGGGGGAAGCGAAAAGAAAAAGCGATTCACCCCGCCTACGGTGGAGCAGGTGTCGGAGTATTGCCAGGAAAAGGGGTACCGCATTGACCCGGAAGCCTTTGTAGCGTTCTATGCGTCGAAAGGCTGGATGGTTGGCAAAAGCCCCATGAAGGACTGGAAGTCCGCCGTTGTCACCTGGACGAAGAGCGAAAGGCAGAGAATAGGCAACGCAAATACCCGCAGCGGCTATACCAGCGGCGTTGACCGTTTGGCAGAAATGTACAGGGAGGAATTTGGGAATGGATAAACAGGAAGCGTACCAGATTCTCACGCTTTTACAGGCAAATTATCCCGATTCTTTTCGGGGGATGTCCAAAGAGGCGGCAAACGTGAAAGTCAATCTTTGGGCAGATATGTTCTCCGAGGAGCCATTTGAGGCCGTTGCCGCCGCTGCAAAAGCGTACATAGCGACGGATACCGGCGGCTTTATGCCCACCATCGGGAAGCTGAAAGATATGCTACATCGGATGCAGTCGCCCCAGCAGATGACCCAGATGGAGGCATGGGGGCTGGTTGCCGGTGCGCTGAGAAACAGCGTGTACGGCGCAGATGACGAGTTCCGTAAGCTGCCACCGGCGGTACAGCGGACGGTTGGAAGCCCCGCCCAGCTCAAGGAATGGGCGCTGATGGACGCAGAAACGGTGCAGTCAGTGGTTGCATCGAATTTCCAGAGATCGTTCCAAGTGTGCCAGAAGCGGGAGGACGATTACCAGAAGCTCCCCGGAGCGGTAAAGAGCTTTATCGCCGAACTGGCCGGGAAGATGGACTTTGAAATGCTACCGGAAGGCGGTGGAGTATGAAAAACGAAGTAGACAAGGAAAAGGAACGCCCTGGCCAGTACATCGATTCGGAAAGCCCATTTTGCAGGAACTGCACGCGGGACGATTGCCCCACCAACGGGGACGGATGCAAGGCGTGGGAAGCATATTTCATCGATAACTGGAACAAAAACATCATGAAATCAATTGGAAACCACAAAAAACAACGCCAATTTTTCCGGTATGAGCACCCTGATTTGGTGAGAGAGGGGATTGTTATCGAGAATGAATGACTTGGAGCAGATGGCAATCGATCGTCTGAAAGCCGCCTCTGAAATGTCGCTCATGGCGTATCAGCAGCCTTTGGTGATCTGCATTTCAGGCGGCAAAGATTCCGGGGTTATCACCGAGCTTGCGGTGCGCTCCGGTATCCCCTGCGAGTTCCAACACAACCACACCACGGCTGATGCCCCAGAAACGGTGCGGTTTGTCAGAAGTGAGTTCAAGCGGCTAGAGGGAAAAGGATACAAGTGCACCGTGAACATGCCGGTTTACAAGGGGAAGCGGGTATCTATGTGGAGCTTAATTCCTCAAGTGCTCATACCGCCATCCCGGTGGATGCGGTACTGCTGTTCCGTCTTGAAAGAAACAGGTGGCGCAGGGCGGTTTATCTGCACCGGCGTTCGCTGGGCTGAATCTGTATCCAGGAAAAACAACCGTGGAATCTACGAAAAACTGGGTGCAACCAAGGATAAAAATATCATTCTTGCCAACGACAATGACGAAAAGCGAATGCTTTTTGAAAACTGCCGCCTGAAAGCAAAACGAGTTGTAAACCCGATTATCGACTGGACAGACAAGGATGTGTACGGCTTCTTAGAAGATGCGAAAGTCCCGATGAACCCGCTATACGCCGAGGGGCAATGCCGGGTTGGGTGTATCGGATGCCCCCTGGCTGGCAGAAAAGGCCGGGAAACCGAGTTCACCCGGTGGCCGAAGTACAAAAATCTCTATCTGCGTGCGTTCGATAGGATGCTGGAGGAACGCAGACGGCGGAACAAGGAACCGGCTTGGGCTACCGAAGATTGGACTACCGCAGAAGATGTGTTCCGCTGGTGGATGGAGTACGATGTGCTACCGGGGCAGACAAGTATGGAGGATTTTCAGTGAGCAAAGCGAAAATGTACGGCTGTTTCAAGCCGGAGCCGGTGAAGCGGAATTGCACCCCGCCCAGGTGGGGGAAAGTCCCTCGGTGGAATAAAGGAAGACAGAAAGGAAATGGGAAATGAGCAACGTTGTAGAACAGCTTACGCCAAACCCCGTAACCCACGAGCATGGAGAAAATGGGTGTTGCAAAAACCCAAGGGCATGGGAAATGGAAATGATGCACCAGGTATGGGCCGCCGGGCTCCATGATGCCGCCAATTGCTTTCAGGATGCGCTTGAAGCAAAGTGGAAGATTGAATCTCAGCAAAAGGCGAAGCCGAAAACAAACAGTGACAGAATCCGAGCTATGACGGACGAGGAATTAGCAAAAATCCTTAACGGCGGATTCCCTCAGGGAGGAGGATGCCCTCCGGGAGGAGCAAAGTGCAACGGGCGCTGCGGGCTCTGCTGGCTCGACTGGCTCCGCTCTCCGGTGGAGGCGACGGAATGAAAGTTCTGATAGCCTGCGAGGAATCGCAAACCGTGTGCAAGGCGTTCCGGGCGCGGGGGCATGAGGCATATTCCTGCGATATCCAGGAGCCGTCCGGCGGGAAACCTGAATGGCACATTTTGGGTGACGCTCTGGAAGCCATCAAGGGCGGCACAATCGTCACCATGGACGGGCAGACGCATGATGTTGGGAAGTGGGATTTGCTGATAGCACATCCGCCGTGTACATATTTGACGAACGCCGGGGCTGTAAGAATGCGGAGAAACGGCGAAATCGTCCCGGAACGATATCACTTGGCAATGGAAGCAAAAGCGTTTTTCATGGAATTTTATAACGCCGATATTCCCATGATTGCGGTGGAAAATCCAACGCCTATGAAAATTGTTGAATTGCCGCCATATACACAGGCAATACAGCCTTACGAGCATGGCCACCCCTACAGTAAGCGGACTTGCTTGTGGCTGAAAGGGTTGCCAAAACTTTACCCGACGCAAATCGTTACCAATCACGAACCGTATGTAAATGGTGGATGCAAGGACGCTCACGGGAACTACCGCAGATTCCAGGGCAGAAAAGAACGAGATCAGAAAACTCGTTCAAAGACCTTCCCCGGGATTGCAAAAGCTATGGCGGAACAGTGGGGGTAGAAACGAGGTAAAAATGAACAAAGTACTGTTAAGCAGCGTAAAAATGGACTGGCGAACGCCGAAAGACTTCTTTCAGAAACTGGATCAGGAATTCCATTTTGGCTTAGATGCCGCCGCTACATCAGAGAACGCCAAGTGCAGATGTTTTTTCACCCCTGAAATGGATGGCCTTTCCCTACCTTGGAGCGGATACGGAGCCGTGTTCTGCAACCCACCATATGGCCGGGAGATCGGGAAATGGGTGCAAAAAGCCTATTCCGAATATGTCCGCAGTGAGGTGACAATCGTCATGTTGATTCCGGCACGGACGGACACAAGCTATTTCCACGATTACATATACGGGAAAGCGGAAATTCGGTTTCTGCGTGGGCGGTTAAAATTTGAAGATGAAAACGGAGAAGCAATGAACACAGCACCGTTTCCATCTATGGTAGTGATTTTTAGATAGCAGATAAGCCCGGGGCAACCCGGGCGGGAAGGAGAAAACATGGATGAAATCAAATTGAAGCCATGCCCGTTTTGTGGGGGAACAAAGATTTTTGTTGGAAGTGTTGCGGAAATTGAGCTTATGGACAAATACGATGAAAACTACGACTTATATAACAGCCAGTTTCAGGTTGTTTGTGACTCCATTGCTGGAGGATGCGGGGCTTCAAGTGGCTGCTGTAAGAACAAAGCCGCGGCAATTGAGGCTTGGAACCGGAGGGCTGACAATGGCTAAATCGGTACTTATCAGCATCCGCCCGGAGTGGAGGAACTATAATGGCCTTACGTAAACTTGCTCTGATGCACCGGTTTTTCGGCGTTTTGGATGGGCATACGTGCCGGGAGTGTAGCAACTTCATAAAGGGCAAGTATCACGATAAAGTGCTTTGCAAATGCAAAGTATACGGGCTTACCCATAGTGAAGCGACGGACTGGGCGGGACGATGGATGGCTTGTGGGGCATTCAATCGGGCAATAAGCCGCCAGCCCCTTGTGAGAGAAGTCGTCCCGGAACGGAAGCGGAAAGAGGCCGACAATACGCCCATTGATGGGCAGATTAGTTTGGAGGAATTGAAATGAGTGATTACATTAGCCGGGAGGCGGCCATGGAAATCGTAAAGCGCACAAGCGGCGATTATGCGGCGGCTTTTTCCGAGATACGCAAACTTCCCGCCGCCGATGCGGAGCCGGTGCGGCATGGGGAATGGTTGCGAACCGACGATGATTGGAACAGTCTTGTAACAATCCAATGCTCTGCCTGCGGCGGAGAGTGGTGCTTTGAGATTGACGAGGATGTGCAGCTGCTGGGGTACAACTACTGCCCGGGGTGTGGATGCAAAATGGATTTGGAGGACGAAACAAATGACGATTGACCGAGCAATTGAAATCCTTGACCCGGAACACCGGGAGTGCTATGACGGCATGGACGAGGTAAACGAAGCCTGCCGGATGGGCATGGAGGCGTTGGAGCGGACACGGTGGGTTCCGTGCAGTGAGAGGTTGCCAGATTTGAAACCCCAAAAAGCAGGAATAGGACTGGATTACACTTACAGCGATGTTGTCTATGTTTGGACTACTGGGGGGAAGGCCATGACAGGCATCTGGGATGGCATCACTTGGATTGCTCCATTCCCTTTCTGGGATGCGTGGGAGGAGCGGATCACCCACTGGAAGCCTATCTATCCGCCGAAGGGGTGACGGAAAGTGACAGACTGCTTCAATTACCTATGCTTGTGCAGAGGGGGGAACGAGAGCAAGCCTCCCTACAAGTGCGAGTGCGTGGCTTGCCCCAACAGGGTTACAGGATCACATATTATCATGAGCAACCGAACGCTGGTGCAAGAAGAAATTAAATATCTTACGAAAAATGGAGGTATTGGGAATGAGTGAAAGGCAAGAACACCGTCAGCGCCTTAACGCTAGAATTGCTTACGCCGCCGCAATTGAGCGGTGGGCGAGGAATCAGCCGTCACGCATTCGGTTCTTTGCCGTCAGACGCTGGCTGAAAGAGATGCCGAGGAGGGAGGATTTTTATGCGGCTGATTGAGGGGCGATCATTTTACAAAGAGCCGTGGTACGGTAGTTATCATTCGATGATGGACAGATGTTACAGGAAGAAAGCACATAATTACCCCCAGTATGGCGGACGTGGTATTGCTGTTTGCGAAGAATGGCATGATATCGAATTGTTTGAGCAATGGGTAAAAGGCTCAAAATATAAGCCGGGGATGTCGTTGGAACGAATAAATGTCAACGCTGATTATTCTCCTGAAAATTGCACTTGGGCAACAGCAAAGGAACAAGCGAATAACCGGAGAAACACGGTGAGAATCAAGTACATGGGCGAAAACCGCACTGTAGGAGAGTGGGCAGAGGCTTTAGGAATGAGTAGGAGTACAATTTCCAGCCGATATTACCGAGGGCTTCCCATTGAAAAAGTGCTTGCGAAGGAGAATTTGAGATGCCACGCTTAATTGATGCAGAGGAATTGGAGCTCCAATTTGATGTTTCCGACGAAGATATTATAGCAAAGGAGATAATCCGGAATGCCCCCACCGTGGATGCCGTCCCCGTGGTAAGGTGCCGGGACTGCATTGAATTTGAGGAAATAGGCAAGTACCTAACCAACAAAGGAGGAACGCCATTTGGGTATTGCTATCATTGGCAATATGAGCAGGGCATGTCCCCAAATGAGGTAGACGGCAATGATTTTTGCAGTTATGGGGAGCGAAAGGTGGATGAAAATGGAAGAACTTAACGGCTACACCCCACCTGCCAGCTTGAATTTAAGCGACTTCCAGGATGCTATCGGAGATGCCGTAGTACAGGCGATTATAAAAATTGGTATCCGGGTGAATCGGGAAGAACTTCTGAAAGCTCTGAAATATGACAGAGACAGGAAAAATAAGGAATTGGAGGTACATGAATAATGGCAGAACAGGATTTCAAATTTGATGATGCGTTGCTCATGAAGACTGCACGCGAGATGCTTGCAAAAAAATTGACCGAAACAGTGAAAGAGGTCGCCAAGTCCGGGGAATGGGAGATAACCACCATCGAGCAGGAAGAATCTGACCCGGAAAAGATTCTCCGGAGGATGTTTGCAAAATACGCCTACGGCAACGTCCCGGAGTGGTTTGCCTCTGCGGTATCTGCGACGTCCTATGTGCTGTCTGTGGACAAGGGAAAGGGGATCGAGTGTATTTCCGTCTTGCACACGGCAACGGAACGGGCACCGGCTGAAATTCGGATGACGGCGCAGACAAGACTGCTTATGATATGCCAAGAAACCGGGATGCTTGGCGGGATTGGGAGCCTGCCTGTTCTCTAGGGGCAATATGGAATACAAGGATAGCAGGAAGTATTGCGTCGGGTGCCGGTATTTCTTCGGATACTACGAAGGCAGCCGGTGCTGCAATTACATATTCGTCCGCGGGGGAAAGCGGCCTTGCCCGCCTGGGAAGGATTGTACAGAAAGGAGGGCGAAAACGAAAAACAGGAGACGGAATTTAATATTATAGCTTTATCCCTGTATAGTATATATTAAATATAATCTTATATCTTGTGTGTATTGTGTATATCTATACAGAGATTTAATAAGATATGCAAGGAGGAACGGAATGAACTGGAAGTATGAGGCCATTGAAAAGCTAAAGGAATACAGTGCAAAGGCACAGTCCCTGAAAAGCATTCCCGAAGAAATGGCGCGGCTGGAATCCGCTATGCAGAGTATCCGAAGCGCCACGGCTGACGGTACGCCGGTAAGCGGCGGTGGTTCCGGCCGGGAAGATGCGATGCTATCGAATATCGTTCACCGTGAGGAACTGGCGCGGTCACTCGAACAGGCGAGAAAATGGGTGTCGCTTGTGGATTCCGGGCTTGAAGTCCTTACAGACGATGAGCGGAAGGTGCTGGATAGATTCTACATAAAGCCTGCGAGGGGAAATGTGGACAGGTTGTGCGAAGAATTTGGGATTGAAAAATCTCAGGTTTATGCGCGAAAGGATTCGGCGCTTCACCATTTTACAATTTCCCTGTACGGATGCGCAGAAATTTGAAAAACCGGAAAAAAACCGGAAGATTTTTCGGTTTGAATGTGCTATACTGGTAAAAAAGAAAAAGCGCAAGAGGCTTGGGGTTGTTCCTGAGCCTCTTTTTGCATGGCGCGGTAGATAACGAGTTGGGCGCTCTCTCCCCAACAGAAGGCCGTTTGAATCGGCCTCGCGCCATATATATCGCCGATGGCCTCCCTATCGGCACAGCGGGCGCTTTCCGGTGAAGTATGCCCCAAATGCCAACAGGTGGAAACAGAGTTCAAAAAAACATTTTAATCAACAGGAAGGATTGATAGCAATGTTTGTAGAAATCGCAAAGGTCGGGAAGCAGGAACGCCCTACGGTAACAAGCCTTGATGTGGCGGAGACGTTCGGGAAACTGCACCAGCACGTTCTCAGAGACATTCGCGAACTTGGATGCAGCGAGGAATTTCGGCTGTCCAATTTTGGACAGTCGAGCTATGAGAACGCGCAAGGACACAAGCAGCCGATGTTCGTCATAACCCGCGACGGGTTCACCCTATTGGCCATGGGTTATACTGGCGAACTTGCTATGAAGTTCAAGGAAGCGTATATCAAGCAGTTCAACGCTATGGAAGCAGCCTTGCAAGGCAAGCTGATCGAGCGCGAAAAAGGGATTGCCGTTCGTCAGGCGTTGACCAAAGCGCTACAGCAGTCCAGAGAGGACGAGCGGATGCACGGCCATGCGTATTCCAATTACACGAATTGCATCTACAGGGCGTTGTTCGGGAAAGACGCGGCGCAGCTTCGCCGGGATTATGGGCTTGGCGCAAAGGACAATCTTCGGGACGCATTTCCGCAGGAAGAACTTGCCGCTGTGCAGTCCATGGAGCGCCTTGTGAGCGGCCTTGTTGACTGCGGCTGGGAATATGCGCAAATTAAAGAATTTATCGGGAAAACCAATTCGAGATTGGCTATTTCCGCATGATGAGCAACTGGTAAGCTACTTTGCCGAGTTGCTTTTTATTATCCTGAATGAGAGGTGGTGACGGGTGGCAGACGGAACGAAGAACCTTATTCCCTTCGACCAGAGAACAGAGGAAGAACAGAAAAGAATACGAACAGCTGGCGGCATTGCCTCCGGTGCCGCCCGCCGTCGAAAGCGGAACCTGAAACAAGCAGCTGATCTGTACCTGTCCTTGCCAGTAACAGACAGACGTGTGCGGAATAAAATTGCCCGTGACGGGGTGAATCCTGAGGATATCGACAATCAGATGGCCATGATCGTTGGACTGACAGAGGCAGCGGTTCGGGGAGATGCCAGATGCGCCAAGGTGCTGGTTGATTTGCTTGGGGATTCCACCGTGGAAGAACCCACACCGGATGACGGATTCATGGACGCACTTCGAGAAGAGGCGGGACAGATATGGCAGGAGGATTAAAACAGGTTGCATTTCGGTTTCAGCCCTTTTCCAGGAAGCAGAAGCAGATACTCACCTGGTGGCTCCCGGAATCCGGTGTATCAGACGCAGACGGAATCATAGCAGATGGAGCCATCCGGTCAGGGAAAACCGTGTGTATGTCGCTGGCTTTCATTCAATGGTCGATGCACAGCTTCAACGGCCAGAATTTCGGAATGTGCGGAAAAACTGTGGGCAGCTTCCGACGGAATGTTCTATCTGTGCTCAAGCAGATGCTTCCGGCAAGGGGATACACCATACGCGACAGGCGGACGGATAACCTGGTGGTTATCTCCCGGGGCAGCACCGAGAATTATTACTACATCTTTGGCGGTAAGGACGAAGGCTCCCAAGATCTGGTGCAGGGCATTACCATGGCTGGAATTCTTCTGGATGAAATCGCCCTGATGCCGGAGAGCTTCGTCAATCAGGCAACCGGCCGCTGCTCTGTGGACGGCTCCAAGTTCTGGTGCAACTGCAACCCGGCAGGCCCGGGGCATTGGTTCAAAAAGCAATGGATCGACGAACGGCAGAAACGGAACCTTCTGTACCTCCACTTCACCATGGAGGATAACCTGAGCTTGTCGGAGCAGATACGAGCCAGATACCGGGCGATGTACACCGGCATTTTCTACCGGCGGTATATCCTGGGGCAGTGGTGCCTTGCGGAAGGGCTTGTGTATGAGTTCGACCCAGAGAGGCACGTCACGCACGATTTACCGGAATGTGGAGAGTGGTATATATCCTGTGACTATGGAACACTGAACCCATTCTCTGCTGGCCTGTGGTGCGTCAGAGACGGCGTTGCTGTCCGGGTTGCGGAATTTTATCATTCCGGCAGGGAACAGCAACGACAGCTAACGGATGAGGAATACTACCGGGCAATCGAACAGCTAGCCGGAGACAGGGATATCCGGCACATTGTGGTTGACCCGTCTGCGGCCTCTTTTATTGCCTGCATTCGCTCACACAAGCGTTTCTCCGTCAGGAAAGCGAAGAATGATGTTATGTACGGTATTCGCCTGACGGCCATGATGCTCCAAGCTGGTGTTATCAAAATCGGCTCTGGCTGCAAGGACGCGATTCGGGAATTTGGCCTGTACCGCTGGGACGACAAGGGAGAAGTGGATAAGCCTGTGAAGGAAAACGATCATGCCATGGATGATATCCGGTATTTCTGCGCGACCGTCATGCGCAGAAACCACCAGGCACGAAAGATTATTGGAGGAATTTGCGATGAGGAAACGGATTCGTAAATGGATCGTGGATATGGCACCTATTTGGGCGAAAGCGTCGTTGCAAGCCGATATCAGGACGCTTGAAGCGGAAAATCGGCAGCTTCGGGCGGAAGTGGATACTTTGAACGCCTATATACAGGGCTTGCAGTATGCAACCCGTGCGCTGCGGCGCATCACGATCAACGCAGGAGGAGAAAAGCGTGATTTATCCGAACAGTGATTATGAAATGGCGTTTCGCGCCATTGACATGACATCTCCGGAAATGAAATTGGCCATCCAGAGGTGGCAGGATCTGTATTATGAGAAGGCCGCGACACCGGATTATGACCCGTGCCAGCGGATTCCATATACCATCGTCCGTAAACTGGCAAAGACGGCATTTTCGGAGTATTCGGCATCCAGCAAAGACGCGTTTGTTTCCGAAATCCTCGATGCGGCAGACGCGAAAAAGAAAAGCGCCATGCAAAAAGCCCTGATCGGCGGAGAAAGCGGCTTAAAGCCTATCCCGACGGGCAGCGGTTTCCGCTTCGCAGTTGTGAGCAGACCGAACATTCTGGTATTTGGCCGGGACGGGGACGGGAATATAACCGACATCGGCATGGCAGAAAAAAGCATCCGTGACAGATTCTATTACACACTGTTGGAACGGCGCACGGTGGATGATAGCGGGTATCTGACCATTACCAACAGACTGTATCGGTCGAACGACCAGAACAGCTTGGGGCAGGCTGTTGCGCTTACAGAGCTGCCACAGTATGCGGAACTCGCAGAAGAATACACGTTCCCTGAGCCGCTGGGAAGCGTCGGCGTTGCATGGCTGAAAACGCCGATTGACAACAGTGTGGACGGTAGCCCCGACGGGGTATCCGTTTATGACGCGGCTGTCGGCCTGATTGAAAATATCAACCGGAACGAGGCGCAGATCAACGGAGAGTTCGAGCGTGGGAAAAGCCGGATTATTGCCAGCGCGGATATGCTGGAGGTTGACGAGGTCGGCGGGCGGAAAAACCTGTCCGCAAGCGTATTTACCGCAGTGGATGAATCCCCCGACGATATAGGCATCACCATTTTCTCCCCGGCTCTGCGGGAACAGTCGTATCTTGCCAGAAAAACGGAATATCTCCGGAATGTGGAGAACGTGATAGGCTTAAAGCGCGGGCTGCTGTCCGAGGTGGAAGCCGCAGAAAGAACGGCTACCGAGGTGACGTCCTCTGAGGGCGATTACAACCTGACGATTATCGACTTCCAGCAGATGTGGGAAAGCGCACTGCGAGAGGCCGTCAGGCTGTGCGGCGTTCTGGGGCGGATGTACCGCGTACCCGGTGCCCACGACGTGGGAGATGATTCCATTGTCGTGGATTGGGGCAACGGCGTTCTGTTCGATGAGGAAAAGACTTGGGCTGACTACAAGGACATGGTCGCGGCGGGGCTGCTGAAACCCGAGATTGCACTCGGGTGGAAATTCAACATGCCCCGGGATACGGAAGCACAGTTAGCGAAAATTCGGAAGAAGTACATGCCGGAAGTCGTAGAGGACGGTGAATAACTGTGCTGACCGCTGACCAGATTGAAGCCCTTGGAAATAAGGCACAGCAGCTCATTACCCCGGTGACGGAGTTCCTGATTGAGGATATCGCCAGGAGAATTGCGGAAGCTGGCCAATTCACCAGCACAGCGGCCTATCAGACGTGGAGGCTTCAACAGCTGGGTATTTCTCAGCGGCAGTTAAAAAAGGAGCTTCGAAAGCGGCTGAAAGTATCCCACCGGGAGCTTCGGCGACTGATAGAAAAGGCCGGGGAAACCGGATACAGTTATGACATACGGAAACACCCCTATGTACAGGCGGTGCCATTCCGCAGCAATGAGGTCTTACAGCAGATTGTGTCTGCTGCGGCGCAGCTGGCCGATTCCGAACTGGACAATATCACCCAGACAATGGGGGCAGTCATGCCGAATGGCAAGGCTGTGGGGCTTACAGACGCTTACAGACAGGCTTGCGATTTCGCCTTTACGAAGGTTTCGACGGGGGCGCAGGATTATGCCTCCGCCATCCGGGAGGCTACCCGGAATCTGGCAGAAAAGGGGATTGTCACAGTCGACTATGAATCCGGCGTTCATACCTCCATGGAAGCCGCTGTCAGGCGTAGCGTTATGGGCGGCTTGGGACTGATGCAGGAGCAGATCAGTCAGCAGAACCACGATGATTTCGGCTGTGACGGCTGGGAGATATCCGCTCACGCGGCCAGTGCCCCCGACCATGAGCCGATTCAGGGCAGACAGTACAGTGACGCAGAATACGAGAAACTGAATAACTCCCTTGTGCGGCGTATCGGTACGCTGAACTGCGGCCATGCGGCTTTCCCGATTATTCTGGGTGTTGATTCTCCGCAATACACGCCGGAGGAACTGGACAAATTCAGGAAAGATAACGAAAAAGGCATTGACTACGACGGGAAGCACTACACCACGTATGAGGCTACCCAGCGGCAGCGGCGGATTGAATCCGCCATCCGGAAGCAGAAACGCAGGATTTTGGTTGACGAGGCTACAGGGGACAAAGAGAACTTACAGCGCGATCAGATCAAATACCAGGTTTTGGATCAGGAATATAAGCGCTTTTCCGAAGCGGCAGGACTGCGGATGCAGCACGAGCGCATGGAAATGCCCGGGTTCGGCGCAAAACAGGCCAGAGAAGCGGAAAAGGCGGCAGAAAACTATGAGAAAGGGAGTAAGCAAGCATGATGTACTGCCCATACGCAGTAAACCGGCATCTGGTTCAGCAGACGACGCAGGAGTACGACGAAAGCGGCAACCAGACTTTACAACAGGTGATAGAACACAACACCGCAGAATTCATCGAGTGCAAAAAGGAATCATGCGGCGCGTGGCACGATGGGAAGTGCCACTATAATCAAGTTGATTGAAGCAACTATTCGGGTTTTCCGAACGGTTGCTTTTTTCATACCATTTTTGCCGTGGCAGGCGTAAAACGAGCCGACAGCAGGGGACGCAACCCCCATATAACAAAGCATAGCTGAGAAAGGAAGTATATGAAACGCGAGTTTTTGCAGAATTTCAAGGTAGGAGACCAGCCCCTGAGCAAGGAGATCATTGACGAGATCATGGCAGAGAATGGCCGGGATATCGAAGCGGCTAAGAAGCCTTTTGCTGACTATGACACCATCAAGAGCCAGCTGAGTGAGGCGCAAAAGACCATTTCCGGCTTTAAGGAGCAGGACATCGATACCATCAAGCAGTCTGCCAAGGATTGGGAAAAGAAGTACAACGATGCCATTGCCGAGAGCAACCGGAAGATCGCGGATATGGAATTCTCCCACGCCCTAGATGCCGCCATCACCGGCGCAAAGGGTAAAAGCACCAAGGCGATCCGGGCGCTGCTGGACATCGACACTTTGAGAAGCAGCAAGAACCAGGAAACGGACATTAAGGCCGCTCTGGAAGCTCTCCGGAAGGACAGCGGCTATTTGTTCGATGACGGCAAAACGCCGCCCCCCTATGCCGGGAAGACCGGTACAGGGCAGCAGGAGCCTAACGGCGAACCGACGACCCTCGCCGGTGCGCTCAGGGCAAATTACAACATGAAGTGAAAGGATGATTTTTAACTATGGCAATTACTCTTGCAGAAGCAAAGGTCGGCATGGCCGACAAGGTCGATCAGCAGGTGGTCGACGAGTTCCGGCGCAGTTCTCTGTTGCTGGACAGACTGGTGTTTGATAACGCCATTTCCCCCGGCACCGGCGGTTCCACTCTGACCTACGGTTACATTCAGCTGAAAACCCCCTCTACTGCGGCTGTCCGTGCTATCAACAGCGAATACACCGCAGGCGAGGCGAAGCGGGAGGAAAAGACCGCCAAGGCCGTTATCATGGGCGGTTCCTTCCAGGTTGACCGCGTGATTCAGAGCACCTCTGGAGCCATTGATGAGCTGGCATTCCAGGCGCAGCAGAAGATCAAGGCAACCAGCAACTATTTCCACAATCTGGTGATCAACGGCACATCCGCCGCGTCCGGCACCGGGTATGTCACGAACACCTTCGACGGCCTGAGAAAGACTCTGGCGGGCACCTCCAACGAATTCACTACGGACATTGACCTGTCCGATTCCACCAAGCTGGACAGCAACGCCAATGCTTTCGTTGACCAGCTGGATCAGCTGACCCACATGGTGGACGGCGGCGCTTCTATGCTGCTGATGAACACCGCCATGCTGCTGAAAGTTCGGGCGGCTGCCCGCCGTGCGGGGTATTACGACCGCAAGAAGGACGACTTCGGCAGGGCTGTGGAGTACTTCGGCGATATCCCCATCATGGACGCCGGTATGTACTACAACGGCACCAATTCCGTGGATGTCATCGACACCTCCACCCCCAGCACCACCGCCGCCGGTACTTCCAGCATCTACGCTGTGAATATCGCCCTGGACGGTTTCCACGGCATTTCCCCCACCGGAACCGGCGTCATCAACAGCTATATGCCCGATCTGAAAGCCCCCGGCGCTGTGAAGAAGGGCGAAGTGGAGCTGGTTGCCGGTGTCGTTCTTAAGAACACGCTCAAGGCGGCAGCGCTGAACGGCATTATCCTGAAGCCCAAGACCGCGTAACGGAAAGGAGGCGCCCTGATGATTGACTATGATTTTTACATAAGCAGCTTTCGGGGCGACGCTATCCCCGCAGAGGACTGGAACACGTGTGAAGCCCGTGCGGCGGCGCAGCTGGCAAAATACAAGCGCATATACACGGTAAAGGCACCGGAGGAGAACTCCGAAGCCCTTGCCGTGTGCGCCATGGCAGAGGCTATTTACGGCTTTGATCTGATTACCAACGGTGAGGGCGGCGCTGTTCAGTCTGCGTCTATCGGCTCCGTTTCGGTGAGCTATGGTAGCGGGAACGGTGTTGATGTCAGCGCCAAGGGGCAGTCGCGGGAGCTGTACCGATGCGCCTGCCTGTATCTCGATATCTACCGGGGGTGCTAGCTATGGTGAGAATCAAGCGCCGCAGCTGCCCCGTAGACTACCGGCTGTGCAATCAGGCGGTCACGGTATACCACCGGGACGGCGACAAAGTAACCAGAACGGTACACGATAGAGCCTTTTTGGATTACAAAAAAACCGAGAATGTGGACAAGACCGGCAGTAAGGAAGTCAATTCCTTTCTGCTGGTCATTCCCTGTTCGGAGGTATGCGTTTATCCGGAGGACAAGGTGCTGCTGGGTTCCGGGGAGGAAATCACGGCGGCGCAGTGGCCGTCCTTCATTCCGGTGAAGGTTCCCGGGCTGGTTGTTGTGAAGTACGTTGACCCCAAATACTGGGGCGGAAAGCTGGTTCATGTGGAGGCGGGCGGATGAAAACACGGATAAAGGTTGACATGAAGCCCGTCGACACCATCCTGACAAGGCTTGGCGTGAATAAAACCGGCGATGTGCAGATGCAGCTTACCCGGATAGTGAACAAGCGGATAACGCGGTACATGCCGTTCCGAACCGGTGTGCTTTCCACGAAGCTTAAGTATATCTCAAGCCCGACAGAGATCACGGTTATGGCACCATACGCCCGGTATCAGTACTACGGCAAAGTCATGGTAAATGCCAAAACCGGAAAAGGCCCCGCTTTCATTCCGGGAGTTGGATACCGGTACAGAAAAGGAACCGTGCTGAGAGCGACTGATCGGGATTTGAACTATGACACCACCAAGAACCAGCAGGCGGGACCGTTCTGGGACAGACGCATGATGGCGGCAGAGAAAGACCAAATTGCGCACGACCTACAGGCTTATATCAACAGGAGGAGCGGAATATGACGGCGCTGGAAAAAATCAAGGACTTTATCGGGCAGTACCCCGGCGCGGATATCTTCCGCGATTTCCATGTTGACTACACAGACCAGATTCCATTCAACGGCGGTGTTTTCCCCTCCGGGCTTGTGGAGGTTTCCAGAACACGGGATATCCTCGGGAACACGACCGTGGTCAACCAGTACAATTTCGGGCTGTACTACGTGTTCGAGAAGTCCCCGGGGGATGATACCGGAGCATCTGAAAATGCTGGCTGGGTCATGGACTTTCAGGAGTGGGTGCAGAAAATGTCCGTTATGGGCAATGCCCCCACCTTTGGGGATGACCCGAGGGCGGAGAAAATCACCGCGCAGAACGGCGTCCTGTACGGTGCAGACGAAGAAGGAACGGCAATGTACATGGTACAGCTGTCCGTTCAATTCAAAAAACGATTTATGAGGTGAAATAATGGCAGATTTAGAGTTTAATACCGCATCCGGCCAGACCGTAGACCGTGAGCTGCTGATCGCGTACCTGAACACCGGAACAACCTCTGCTCCTGTGTGGTCGCCGCTTGGCAACCGCGTCACGGATTCCAGCATGGAATACGACTGGCAGGAGGAATCCAACAAGGATATCCTCGGTACGACCAGAAGCACGATGAAAAAGCCAATCATCACGCAGACCTTTGACCCGTGCGATCTGGACGCCGGAGACGCTGCGGTTCTGAAAATTTGGAACCTGGCTGTCAAGGAGCAGAACGTGGCAGCACTGACCAATCAGGATATGCTGATTGTGCATCTGTACGCCGGTACTAAGGATACGGCGGCCTTTGCAGAGCGCTACAGCTCCTGTATGGTCAAGCCGTCCAGCCTTGGCGGCGAGGGCGGCGGCTTTGTTGGAATGCCGATGGACATTACATACGGCGGCGCACGCACGGTAGGTACTGCGGCGGTAAGCGCCGGAACCGTTACGTTCACGGCTGATACCTGATGCAAATACGGGGCGGTGAGAGCCGCCCCGAAATCTTTGGAGGGATTATGAAAGAACTGACACTGAATACTGGCGAAATCGAGTATAGGCTTAACGATAAATGCACGGTTCGGTTTAACCCTACAGACCCCGCATTTGCCGACCGAATTTATTCGGCGCTCGACGAGCTGTCCCGGAAGCAGGAAAGCAAGAACCCGGACAACATGAGTACAAGAGAAACGTTTGACTACCTCCGGAAGCTGGACGCAGAGATGCGGGAGACGATTGACGGCTGCTTCGATACCCCTGTATGCGAGCCGTTGTTCGGCAAAATGAGCGTGTATGCAAGCGCGGAGGGGATGCCCCTGTGGATGAATTTAATGCTTGCCATTATCGACGAGTTCGATGATGGAATTAAGCGGGAAAAGGCGTTCCACAGCGAAAAACTGGCGAAATATACAAAGAAGTACAGCCGATGATGTACGAACTTCCGACATCTGTCAACGTATGCGGAACAGATTATGATATTGAGACGGATTTTCGGGCGATTCTGGATATATTCTGCGTTCTGGAAGACCCGGATTTGACAGGCAATGAAAAGGGAATCGGGATGCTTGGAATCTTCTACAAAAGATTTTTTGATATGCCCGCAGAGCATTTCGGCGAGGCTGTTCAAAAATGCTACTGGTTTATCAATGGTGGCAACGACAAAGTCTGCAAAAACGCCACAAAGTTGATGGACTGGGAGAAGGACTTTCCGATTCTGATTGCCCCGGTAAACCGCATTGCCGGGACGGAAGTCCGCTCCATGCCGTATTTGCACTGGTGGACATTTCTTTCATATTACATGGAAATCGGGGATTGCTTCTTTGCACAGATCGTGCGGATACGGGATTTGAAGGCGAAAGGAAAACTGAAAGACAAAGCGGATAAGGACTTCTACCGGCGAAACAGGGACGCTGTGGATATAAGGACGCAGTATTCCGACACGGAGAACGAAATTATAAAGGCGTGGACGTGAAAACACCCGCAATTTCAGCCATTTTTTTCACGTCGTCACGGTTCCAGAGAAGAACACCAGTTGCGTCTGCTGCTTGCTTTGCGCCTTCCGTAAAATAGCGATTTGTCATTACAGCACCAACGTGACAATGGTAGATTGTTTTCCCGGTGTTAACCTCCTGCACTGGCTTATTCCCTAGATCTGTTGCGTAGCACTTACACTGTATCGCATACTTTATGCCAGCTTTTTTCGCGAGTATATCAACGCCCTGATCGCCGCTACCCCGGGTGACCTCGACATCAATAAACCCGTTTTTCCTCAAAATATCGGCACACCAGAATTCAAAAGCGTGTCCTTCCATGCAATCTATGGCAGACATTCCCATTTTTTGCACCGGGCGGGCAATAGCGCCATGCTGATTGCGGATAATCTTCCACGTAAAATCGGGATACTTTTTAACAAATCCAAGTTCTTCTAGCTCGTTTGCCAAGTCAGACGCCACGTTAAAACTCCGTATTTCAAGCTTTCTTTGAAGCATGGAGATTGAAAAAGGTTCGAGATTCGGTAATAGCTGTATTGCATCACGAACCATTTGCGGGGTGACCTTTCTGGCAAAGTAATACCTCTTAGAAAGATACTTTGCACTCAGAATTCCGCAAACTATTGGAACAACTAGGATAGTTATTGTATACCCAGCGCCAACAGTGATTTTTCCGTTTTCGTTCGCAGGCAAAATAGCCGTGGCAAGAGACAGAATAAGAAGAGCGGACAAGAACCACGCTACGGAAAAAATGAATACTGTTTTCAGTTTTTTCATAAGGCAATCCCCCAGTGCATTATTTTATCATTTAATTTCAACAGTTCCTATAGCGCATTAAAAGAGCAGGTGATTATATGGCAAATGCTGACGGTTCAATCATTTTCAGCACGGAGATCGACAACAAAAAAGCACAAGCTGAGCTTGATAAACTGGAAAAGAAAATAGCTTCCCTGGAAATCAAGGCAAGCCAAGCTGGGGCAAAGAAAATACCGCTAGAGGAGCAGGCCGATTCTTTGGGCGTGGCACTGGATGACGCAAAGCAGAAGCTCGAAGCGTTAAAAGCCAGTGGCGCATCTCCCGGTGCGATAGGGGCGCAATCGGAAACGGTTACTTCGCTACAGTACCAGTGGGATCAGGTTAACAACAAGATTGACAGATATAACCGCGAAATTGAAAAGGCCAACGGTGATATTGATGTCTCCAAGAGCCGGGCGGGAGAACTCGCCGCGCAACTCGCTTCGGCTGGACGCAATACCGAGAAAATGAGCGCTGGTGTCAAAAAGGCGGAAAAAAGCGCGAAAACTTTCGCCAGCCGAATGAAATCTGTCGTTCGCTCTGCGCTTGTGTTTACAGTTATTACGCAGGCGCTTTCAAAGTTTCGGAATTGGATTGGTGATGTGATCAAGGTCAGTCCGGAAGCAACTGCGGCCATTGCAAGGCTCAAGGGTGCTCTGCTTACACTGGTACAACCATTGGTAAATATCATCATACCAGCGTTTACGAAGTTCGTCAACATCCTTGCCGCAATAATTAACAAAATCGCAAGTGTGTTTGCAGTGCTGACGGGAAAGACCGTAGAATCATCGAAAGCGGCAGCAGAGGCATTAAATAAGCAAACATCCGCGCTTAACGGAACGGGAGCGGCTGCAAAAGAGGCAAAAAAGCAACTGCTCGGATTTGACGAGATCAACCAGCTGACCGAAGATACGTCCGGCGGCGGAGGAGGCTCTGGAACGATAGCACCCGATTTTTCCGGATTTGATGATACAGAGGACGAGTTAAACACCATTCTCGGGCTTGTTGGAGCTATAGCAACCGGCCTTCTGGCGTGGAAAATTGCAAGCCTGTTTACCGATAGTCTGAGCATGATCGGAGGTATTGCGCTTGCTGCCGCAGGCGCGTTCGCACTGGTTTATTTCTGGCTTGACGCATGGAACAACGGCATTGATATGCAAAACTTCCTCGGTATGCTCGCTGGTGCCGCCGCTCTAGCCGGAGGTCTTGCCATTGCGTTCGGGTCTACCGCCGCAGGCATAGCGCTTGTAATAGGTGGCCTTGCAATGCTGGTTGTTGGAATAAAGGATGTCATTGAAAACGGATTTACCCTTGAAAACACGTTAACCATCATTGCCGGACTGCTGGCAGCTGGGCTTGGAATTGGCCTGTTAACCGGCAACTGGATTCCTTTGTTGATTGCCGGTATTGCCGCCGCGCTTATAGCGCTGGTTTCCTTTACCGGACATGGTGAGGAACTAATCAACGGATTAAAGGAGACTATCGACGGATTCGGTAAATTCTTCAAAGGTGTTTTTTCCGGGGATATGGAAATGACTGCCGAAGGATTAAAGCAGATATGGGACGGCCTTAAAAATACATGGAACGCTATCATTGATTCAATCAGGGACGCATGGAATATGTTCATCGAGTGGCTGCGCGGGAAAAATCCAGAATTAGCCGCAATTTTTGAGACATACGGGAAACTGGTTTCCGACCTTTACAACTCCGTGAAACAAATCCTAGGCGGCATTATCACATTTATTTCAGGAGTATTCACGGGGGACTGGGATAAAGCATGGGAGGGCGTAAAGCAGATTTTCAAGGGCATATGGAACGGTATTGTATCGATTCTGGAGGGCGCAGTAAATCTCATCATCGGCGGCATAAACTGGATGATTCGCCAACTGAACAAAATTCAGATTAAAGCGCCAGACTGGCTTGGCGGCGGCACAATTGGCTTTAATATTCCTGCAATCAGCACCGTCAGCATTCCCCGACTGGCGCAAGGCGCAGTTATCCCGCCTAACCGTGAATTTATGGCCGTCCTGGGTGACCAGAAAAACGGAACAAACGTTGAAGCCCCTCTGGAAACCATTAAACAGGCTCTTGCGGAGGTGCTTTCGCAGAACGGTTCCGGCGAGGAAATCACGATCAAGTTCACCGGCGACCTTGCGACCCTTGCGCGGGTGCTGACACCTGAGATCACCCGTCAGCAGCGCCGGACACAGCGGGCATTGGGGGTGTAGTATGGCAAAACCATATTTCAAGATCAACGGTGTGGACATCCTCCACCTCACTCAGGAGGGCGGCATAAAGTGGCAGCGCAACGATGTGGAAAGCCAAAACGCTGGGCGAACCATGGACGCTACCATGCACCGTGGCCGGGTGGCGCAGAAATACCGGGCTGATATCACGTGCATGGATATGAACCGCGCGGAAGAGCTTGCGCTTATGGCGCTGATAAACCCGGAGTTTGTCACAGTGGAAACGAACCTACATCCGCTATACGGGAGCCAGATGGCGCAATATTATTCCAACAACGTTCCCGCTTCGATCTCCTACGTTGACCCCGATACCGGGGAATCGGTATGGACGGGTATTTCCTTCCCGCTGATCGAGCAGTAAGGAGGCAATATGCAGAAAACATCTGCTCTGTATAGAAAAATCCTTGCGGGCATCCACACGAAGGAAACGCGGGTTTCTATCGGCGATACTGGCTTTCTTGTGGACAAACGGGGAAACGGAATCACGTTCGGCGGCACCCGCATTCTGGTTGGGGCTTCCGGCGCAGATGCCGGATACGGAATGAACATCCTCGCGTCGGTAGAAACTACCGGCGCGATTTTCGATGGGAACGAGCCGACCGTCGGCAATGTAATAAGCCGAGAGTGCGACATTAAAATGCTGAAACCCTCTGGGAACATTGAAGGAATGTCCCGGATTGCGGTTTATGTAAGGCTTGTCAGCGATGACGGCGAATACTCTGAGTGGCTCCCGCAGGGCGTATTTTATGCGGATTCCATTGACCAGGACGCTGACGAGGACGATGTGCAGTGGCTTAAAATCCACGGCTACGACGCTATTCTGTTCGCTGAGCAGGATTACCCAGCAGACAGCAAGCTGGCGTGGCCAGCAAAGGATATAGACGTTGTGCGGGAGATTGCCCAGGCAATGGGCGTGACGGTAGACCCGAGGACGGCGGAGATTATGCGCAGCGCCTATCCTGTCCAGTACAATCCGGAATATACTTGCCGGGAATATCTTGGATATATCGCCGCCATGTACGCCGGGTGCTTTCTCATGAGCGAATCGGGGGAATTGCTTCTGGTATGCTTCTGGAATATCCCAAAAGAAACCCGCTACCTGATCGATACCCACGGCTACGCCATTACGTTTGGAGGTGACAGGATCGTTGTCTGACGTGATCAATGTCCGAAAATCGCTTTCGTCGCTGGAAAAGCAAGACACTTTCAACGGATATTCAAAAGTCGTTGTTGTCGTGTCAGATGAAATGGAATACTCAGCCGGAACCGGCAGCGGGCGAACACTTACTCTGGACTGCCCGTGGGGTACGCAGAAAATGGCTGAGGATATTCTATCGAGAATCCAAGGCTTTCAGTACCAGCCGTATACCGCCGATGGCGCACATATCGACCCGGCGGCGGAGATCGGAGACGGATTTGCCGCCGGAAACTTATACAGCGGGATATACTCCAAAAACGTTTCCCACGGGGCACTGTACACGGCGAATGTATCCGCACCCGGCGGCGAGGAAATCAATTACAAGTACGAGTACAAAACACCTACGCAGCGCAAAATTGAACGCCACTATTCCGAAATGAAGTCCACGTTCAAGGTTCAGGCCGACCAGATTTCCGCCGAAGTCTCTGCCCGTATCGAACAGGGAGATGAACTCACCTCGCGGCTGGACATTCAGAGTGACCAGATCTCCGCACGGGTGACCAAAACCGGCGGCAGCAGCTCGTCCTTCGGTTGGGAGCTGCTTAATGATTCCTGGACGGTCAAGGCCAACAATACCACGGTGTTCCGAATCACCAAATCCGGCGCAGAAGTCCGTGGAAAGTTCATCGCCTTAAGCGGCAAAATCGGCGGTCTTGATATCCAATCCGACTACCTAAGCTATAACAATCAGGTCTGGAACGGCACCAACAGCCGGGGTATTTACATTGGTGTCAACGGTATTCAGTGCGGCTCAGAGGCTAACGGCGTGCAGATTACGCCGACCGGAAATCTGTATGCGGAGAATGGCTATTTCCGGGGAAGCGTCAGAGCTGGTATGATTGACTACGGTGGAGACGATGGCTATTTCAACGGCGGAGGCATTTCCACCGGTAGTATCTACGGCAGCCGACTGGTAGATAATACGGTATCTACTACGTACACCAGTGAAGGTATTAACGAGTCTCTCGGATTCGCTGATTTTGCAAATGGCGTATTCAATGGCTGGAATACCGCGACATACGTTGATGCAACCATATTGTACGCTAGTACTTTCTACTTTGGGGATTATCAGGTGCAGTGGCGTTCGATTACAGACGGAAATGGGCTAACACAAATTGTATTAGCGAGAGTATCGGAGTAGTGGGGGCATTGTAATGGAAAAACTGAAAACAGCAACAGGAAGGGAATTTGACTGTGATTATTTTAATCCCTTTCCACAAATCGGGCAAATCAATATACGCATTACTGGAGAGTCTTTAGCAACGATTGCTACTGTATTTGGAGATCCTGCGGAGACGATACAAATGTGGTACGGAAATCAATATGCCGCGCAATACACAAAACTAATAGCTATTGTACCTAGCTCTGCGGCTACTCGTGTTGTACTAGGGAAGGAGTAAGAATATGAACCCTGTAATGAAACTTAGGGCAGTCCTGAATACCCTTGAGGGCGTTCAGGTCGCAGGACGGGAGAACTGGGACAGGATGCTGGGCAGTATGCAGGCCGTCGAAGAAGTGATTCAGGCGCTGTCTGCGCCTCCTGCACCTGACAAGAAGGCTGAACAGGAGGAAGCAGATGGCAGATAAAGCAATATCCGAGCTGATTGCAGCAGAACAGATAAAAGCCGCTGACCTTTTCGTCCTGGAACAGGACAGCGCGGCAAAGAAGCTGACGGGACAAATTCTTCTGAACTGGCTGACCGCCGCTGCTGACGGCCATGGCGGTATCAGCAGCATCGTGAAGCATTCCACCAGCGGCCTTACGGATACATACCGTATCACCATGGCGGACACCACTACCTTTGACTTCACCGTAAAAAACGGTCGGAGCATTTCAACCATTGCCAAAGTCTCCGTCAGCGGGCTGGTAGACACGTACCGTATTACCTATAACGATAATACCACCAGCACGTTTACCATCACGAACGGCGCGAAAGGTGACAAAGGCGACAACGCATACGTCTGGATTCGGTACGCGGCGCAGAAGCCCACGGCAGCTTCTCATAGCTTCGGTGTTCTCCCTGACAATTGGATGGGCGTATACAGCGGCAATTCCGCAACTGCTCCAACAGACTGGACGAAGTATCAGTGGTTCGAGATCAAGGGCGAAAAGGGCGACATCGGGAACCCGGCGCTGTTGACCAGCCAGTCCGTAACATATCAAGCCAGCACATCCGGGAATGTTATACCGTCCGGAAACTGGCAAGGCAGCATTCCCACGGTAGCACAGGGCGCTTACCTGTGGACGCGAGTTGCAATGACGTTCAATTCCGGAACCCCGATTTATGCCTACTCCGTCTCCCGCATGGGCTTGGATGGCACCGGTGCTGTATCCAAAGTGTGCGGCAAAGAACCTAACTCCAATGGCAACGTTGAGCTAGAAGCTGAAAATGTTGGGGCATTGCCTAGTGCTGGCGGTTTAATGACCGGAAATATTGTCATGAACTCCCATCAAATTAAAGCATTAGGTGCGCCCACGGACAGCGCTGATGCCACAACCAAGGGGTACGTAGATACGGCGTTAAGTAATGCTAAAACTGTTGCAAAGACTGCAACGTTAACTGCTGCCGGTTGGTCTGCCAGCGCCCCGTATACCCAGTCTGTTACGGTCTCCGGTCTGACGGATACAAAACGTGCGATGGCTTATCCAGTGTACGGGAGCAACACGGACATCAACCTTGCGCTGAAAGAGGCGTGCGGCATGGTCAGTTTCGCTTCCCGGTCGGGCAGTGTGCTGACGTTTACCTGCCTTGAGGACAAGCCCACGGTGAATATTCCGATTACGGTGGAGGTGTACGTATGAGTATTGCGGTGCCTTTATATGGATTTGGTGCCAGCGGGGGCGGTTCCGGCGGCACCCTGACTGTCACAGCGCCGGCGAACGTCACTGTTACTGTTTCCAAGGACGGAAAGACGAAGACCAAGAACTCCGGCACCAGCGGCGTGGTGGTCTTCAAGGGGCTTGCAAGTGGGACGTGGACACTTACGATTACAGATGGGTCACAAACCTCATCTAAGCCTGTTGTCGTTACCGCCGATTATTCAACCGTGATTGCATTTTTCGCAGCCACTATTAACATCACCTATCCCGCCGGTTCGACCTGCACTTGCTCTGACGGCACAACGACTCTATCCGCCCCTGACACCAGTGGTACATGGGCTTGCATCGTACCGAACGCCGGGACTTGGACGGCGACCTCCACAAGCGAAACGGAGACCGACAGCAAGGCCGTAACTATCACCACGGATGGCCAGAGCACCTCTGTGGAGTTGAGCTATGCGCTGTTCCTGTTCAAACCCAATGCCCCGAGCGACATTATAGCCGGTGAGTGGGAAATGCCTGTGAACAGCACTGTAACCGCAGAAGCAGAACTGACGGTCAAGTCGGTAAATAACTACAACGGATACAGATCCATTTCTGCACGTACAAAAGGCCAAATTGACCTGACAGAGTATAGCACGCTTCAAGCGACGTGCAAAGCGTCGGGCGGCTCCAATACAAAATTGGAGGTGTACAGTGGTTCGTCTGCCGTTGCTTCGGCAGCAATCGGTGCCGATCTTACCACGGTAACGGTTGACATATCTGCCCTGTCCGGGCTTCACAGTATCGGTTTTGGCGGTAGCCATACCGCGTATTTGACGATTACGTACACCGCGACGGAAATCAAATTGATGAAATAGGAGGGCGGCGCATGAAAACGATTTACATAGATTCCAGCTTTAAGTGTCACACCTCCACCGCCGAGGGGCTGACGCAGATTGAAACGGATGCCTTCGACGGTAAGTGCGACGCTTACATTGAGGGCTACCGCTATATCCCGGCGGGACAGACGTGGACGCGTTCCGATGGCGTGGTGTTCACCGGTGAGATGATCGCCCCGTGGAAGCCGTGGGCAGAGTTAGACGCCGCCCAGCGGGAGTATGAGCGGGAGCAATACCAGACGGTTGTTGCTCAGAATGCCGAATATGAATCTGCGTTGACTGAAATCGAAGTTGCTCTGGGGGTGAATAACGCATGATGACCATCGAAGAGCGTAAAAACGCTATCCTTGCAAAAATTAGGGAGATAAAAGCCAGCGGTGGTGAGGAACAGCTGAAAGAGCTGGATGAAGCTTATAAGAAAGGGGTTGACAGTCTGTGACCCAGGAAGAAAGAAAAAGCATCATGTATGCTCAGGGGCGGGCGAACGCGCTTGCCTTGCAGGAGAAAGCCCCGGACATGACAGGCACCGAACTGAACGCGGCGGATAGCGACATTCCCAGTTTCAAGGCTGCTCTGGCAAACAAAAACATGTTGGAGCGCAAGACCGGGTTTGTGTGCCAATCGTCTGCTGGCCGTGTGGTGCGGCTGGTGCAGCCCTATGACAGCACTATCTACACTCAGGAGCCGGAGGAACTTCCCGCCCAGTGGGGCTTTGTGTGGTCTACAGACCCGGCCAAGGCGCTGCCCTTTGTGGCGATCTCCACCAGCCCCTACAACAAAGGTGACTGCTGCACGGAGGGCGGTAAAGTATACCGTTCAACAATGGGCAATAATGTATGGTCGCCGTCCGCATACCCACAGGGCTGGGAAGAGGTGAACGTATGACGGTAAAGCAAATTCAGTGCCTGTTAACTTATCTGGGCTATTCTCCCGGCACGATTGACGGAATTGAGGGCAGGAATACCCAAGGGGCAATTCGGGCGTTCCAGGCTGACTACGGGCTTACCGTGGATGGGATACCGGGAGCCGCTACCCATAAAATGCTGATTGGTGCTATCGCCGGGACGGCGGTAAAGGTGGAGAAGCCGGAAAGCAGCGACGCGCCGAAGACGGGAACATTCTGGGACGATATCCGGTACTTTACCCGGGAGGAGTTCCGGTGCCAGTGCGGCGGGAAATACTGCAACGGCTTCCCCGCAGAACCCGCAGAGGAAACCGTCCGCATGGCCGATGAGATACGCCGTCGGGCAGGGGTTCCCCTGAATGTGAATTCCGGTGTGCGGTGCAAGCGGCACAACGCCGAGGTGGGCGGGGTATCCAACTCCCTGCACACCACGGGACAGGCCGTAGACCTCTCAGGGGCGATCTCCCCGGAGAAGCTGTATGCCATAGCGCAGGAGGTGCAGGCCGAGAAAATCCCCGGGCGGGGCGGTCTGGGGCTGTACAGCTGGGGCATTCACGAGGACAACGGGAAGTACAGCCGGTGGAACGGCTAAGAGAGGAGTATGCCAATGGAAGAAACTGAAATCGCTGGGCGGCTTTCTTCGGTAGAACAGCGGAGCAAATCCAACTCCCACCGTCTGGACGCGCTGGAACGGCACACGGAAGCGGTGAACACGCTGGCAACGTCTGTTGCGGTGATGGCGGAGAAGGTGGAAGTTACCGGGGAGAAGGTTGATGGCCTCTGCACGGACGTGCAGGAGCTGAAATCCGAACCCGGCAAGCGGTGGAAGTCGCTTGTAGAAAAGGTCATATACATCGTCGTAGCCGCTGTCGTAGGGTTTATTCTTGCCCGGCTTGGGCTGGGCTGATTTTTAAGGAGGAAAACAAAATGATTAACTGGATTGTACGTGTCAAAAACAAAGCCTTCTGGATGGCCGCAATTCCTGCGCTGCTTCTGTTGGTGCAAACGGTGGCCGCCCTGTTCGGCTTTACGCTGGATTTGGGGGAGATCGGCGACAAGCTTCTGGCCGTGGTGAACGCCGTGTTTGCCCTGCTGGTGATTCTGGGCGTGGTCAATGATCCTACCACCGCCGGTATCGCTGATAGCAAACAGGCAAGAACCTACAGTTCCCCAAAGGAGGACTGATGTGATAAGTGAAAGTCCCGTGGAATCGGGTGATTCTGGATGAGTTCTGTTCTCTGGCGATTCTCACACCGTTGGAGGAAAAGATCATCCGCACCCGAGCCGCCGGATGGAGCCAGACAAAACAGTGCCACAAGTTTTGTGTGTCCCAAGCCACTATCACAAGAACGGTTAAAAAGTTGCGGATAGAATACGAATTGTGCAGAAAATACAGTGACAAGCTCCCTGAAAATCTGAAATTCTGATTCTGCGTGACGATTTATTGACGATTTATTGACGAAATCCCGACGAGTAGATGATGATTCTACCGTCGGGATTTTTGTTATTATATGGGTAGAAGGTGGCCACCTCCTAAATATATTTTGAAGGAGGACTTCTAAACTATGGAAGTAGAAAAGGATTATGCAAGCAAAGGCGTAGCCGGTGCCGGTCTTGGCACGGGTATTGCCGGTCTGGCGCTGGGCGTGATGAATGCTGCGGGCGGCCTGGGCGCTCTGGCTCTCGGCAACCGCAATCCCGCTCCCACCGCTCCCATTATGCCCGCCATGCCCTATGGCTACGGCTGGGGCGGGTGTAGCGAGAACATGCCCGTGAGTCGGTATGAACTGGATCGTGAGCAGCAGCTCGCCGCCAAGGATTCCGAAATCGCGCTGTTGAAGGCAAACGCCTACAACGACCAGAAATCCATTGAGCTGTACGCTTACATTGACGGACAGCTCAAGGACATTCGCAAGACCCTGTGCGATCAGGCCGTACACAATCAGCGCACCGAGGACAGCTTCGCGCTGGTTCGTCAGGATGTGGAATGCGTTCGGGCTGAACTGTCCAAGGACATCAAGATCGAGGCAGAGCGGCGCTGCTGCGCTGACAATTCCATCGTGACCTACGCCAACGCGACCTTCTATCCGAAGCAGGTTGCCGACGTGACCACCGGAACCGGAACCACGGCACAGACGCTGTACAACCCCCTGCCCAAGTGCGGCGGGTGCTGCAACGGTTGATTCCCGACAATTGGGGCGGCAGCCGCCGCCCCATACTTTCAAGGAGGTAATTTATGATTCCTATGGAAAACGTGCAGGCAGGGCTTGCAAGATTCATTGACAGAAGCATTGCTCCAAGTCTTTCCGGCTGGGACAGAGTTCTGGTTGCCGGGGCTGGGGGGCTGCTTGCCGCAAATTTCCCGAAGATTATTGCCCAGTACGCAGATCATCCCATGGTAAAGGCGCTGGGCGTTTACGATATGGAGCATGGCACGGTGGACGTTGACGCCCTGTACAACGCCGCAAAGCCATACATGGGGACAGAGGCGCTGCCCGTGAAAATCCCCGGAATCGGGCTTACGCTCAAGCTGGGAAAGCAAGATATTGATACGCTGTATGCGTACATTCAGGAGGGCATCAGATGAAAGAAATCAAACTGCTGATGGAGCACATTGAGGACGAGCTGGAAGACGCGCACACCTACGCGGAGCTGGCCGTGGAATACAAGCACGACGACCCGGAGC